ATGGCGACCGCGGCTGACGTCGCCGACTGGATCGGGATCAGCACACGGCGCGTTCAGACCCTCCGTGCTGAGGGCGTGCTGCCTGGCGAGGCGGGCGAAGACTACGACCTCAAGGCCTGCGTCACGGCCTACTGCACCCACATCCGGCCGGCGTCCGGAAAGGCGGCGGGCGGTGGCTCCGAGGCGGCTGGTTCGCTGGATGAGGCGCGCATCCGGTTGCTGACGGCCCAGGCCGAGCACCGTGAGATGTTGAACGAGCAAATGCGCGGCGAGGCGGTGCTCGCCGAAGACATGGAGGTCGCAGTCGGCGCTCTGATCGATGCTGCGCGGGCAAAGGTGCTGGCGCTGCCGACGAAACTGGCGCCGATCCTTGTGGGGCTGAGTGACCCGGCGGTGGTCCGCGAGAAACTGACGGAGGGCGTGCATGAGTGCTGCGGCGAGCTTGCCGCCGGCCCTGCCGCTTCGTCCGTCCGCCACCGCGCAAAGCAGCGTGCTGGCCGCCTCCAGGGCGCTGGCGAGGATCGAGCTGAGGTGGGCGCCCCCTCCTAGGCTGACCGTCAGCCAGTGGGCAGACGCCTATCGGCACCTGAGCGCGGAGGCGAGCGCCGAACCTGGACGATGGGACACCCGCCGGGCCGAATATCAACGTGGCATCATGGATGCCATCAGCGATCCCGCCGTGGAAACGGTGGTCGTGATGAAGTCGGCTCAGGTCGGCTGGACAGAGATCCTGAACAACGTGGTCGGGTACCACGCGCACCAGGATCCAGCGCCGATCCTGGTAGTGCAGCCGACGCTGGAGATGGGCGAGGCCTGGTCGAAGGACCGGTTGACCCCGATGTTGAGGGATAGCCCGGCACTTCGGGGCCGCATCTCGGACGGGAAGTCGCGCGACGGGGCGAACACGCTCCGGCACAAGAGCTTCCCGGGCGGGCACATCACAATCGCCGGGGCTAATAGCGCCGCCTCCCTGGCGTCACGGCCGGTACGGGTGCTGCTTTACGACGAGGTTGATCGCTATCCGGCAAGCGCCGGCACTGAAGGTGACCCGATCACCCTGGGTCGCAAGCGCACGTCGACCTTCTGGAACCGCAAGGTGCTGATGGGGTCGACCCCCACGATTGCTGGCGTGTCTCGGATCGAGAAGGCTTTTGCGGAGAGCGACCGGCGTCGGTTCTGGGTTCCGTGCCCTCACTGCCGCCACGCCCAGGTGCTTCGCTGGGCGCAGGTGAAGTGGTCGGAAGGCCGGCCCGAGAAGGCGCAGTACCACTGCGAGGAATGCGGCGCAGGCTGGACCGATGCTGAGCGCTGGCAGTCCATCCGGTCTGCGGCAAGTAACGGCGGCGGCTGGCGCGCTGAGGGCGAGTTCCAGGGCGTCGCGGGCTTCCACATCAGCGAGCTATACTCGTCCTGGCGGCGCCTATCTGAGACGGCGGCGGATTTCCTGTCGGCGAAGGGCCGGCCGGAGATGCTGAAGGCCTGGGTCAACACAGCCCTGGGCGAGACTTGGCAGGAGAACGGCGACGCGCCCGATTGGGAGCGCCTGCTGGAACGGCGAGAGCCCTTCCCGATGGGCATGGTTCCTCCGGCGGTGCGAGTGCTGACCGCGTCGGTGGACAATCAGGCCGCGCCTGAGCGCCTGGAGTTCAGCCTATGGGGGTGGGCCCCAGGCTATGAGAGCTGGTTGATCGAGACGAAGGTCATTCCCGGCAACCCAGCCTCGGCTGAACCGTGGGATGAGGTGAAGCGCTTGGTCGATACCGACTGGCCCTCCGAGGGCGGCGGGACGATGCGGGTGCTGAAGTGGGCGGCTGATACCGGCGGTCAGCACACGGCGGGCGTCTACGCGCAGCTGCGGCGGCTACGGGATCCGCGGTGCGTGCCGGTGAAGGGCGTGCCGGGGTGGAACAAGGCCTCGCCGGTGATGGGGCCGACGCCGGTCGACGTGACCGACCGCGGCGTAAAGATCAAGCGCGGGCTGCGGCTCTGGACCGTAGCCGTGGATGTGTTCAAGGCCGAGCTCTACCGGCGGCTCTGGCTGGGACGCGGCGAAGCTGAAGCCTACCCGGCGGGCTGGGTGCATCTGCCGGACGGCCTCGATCCAGAGCAGGTGAAGCAGCTGGTCGCCGAGCAGTTAGTGACGGTGAACGATCGCCGCGGCTTTGCCCGGCAGGAATGGCGCAAGACCCGAGCGAATGAGCAGCTCGATTTGGCGGTTTACGCCAGGGCCGCCCTCTCGGTGCTCGGCTCTGATCGGTACGGCGACAGGTTTTGGACGCGGTTTGCGTCAAGCGCGGCAGAGGCTCCGGCTCCTGCCGAGCCTGACGATCCGAAGCCGACGGCTTTGGCGCCTGTGGTGCTGCCACAGTCGGTCGCGCCGATGGTGAACGTGGTGGGCAAGACGCAGACGGGCCGGTCCCGCCGCATGGCTTGAAGGGAGGCGAAGCATGGATCTGTCCGGCGTTGACCTCCTGACCCTCCAGACCTGGCGCACGGAGGCCCTAGCCGCCCTTCAGGGCATCATGACGGGGCGGCGGGAGATGACCATCTCGACGTCCGTGAATGGCGCAGGCCAGTCGGTGACCTACAACCAGACGACGCTCGGCGACCTGCGCAATTGGATCGCCACCATCGACGCTGCCATTGGTGCACTGACGGGCGCATACCCGCGCAGACGCCGAGCGATCGGCATCCGGTTCTAATGGTCAAGATCCTGGACCAGCATGGGAAGCCGCTTGCGCCGGCGAAGTCGCGCGCCCGGGCCCTGGTTGGGGGTGGCGTGTCTCCCTTCGACGCCGCTGATCGCATGGCGCCGGAGATGGCGAGCTGGAACCCTTGGCTCGGGTCACCGGACACAGAGACGACCCCTTACCGCGACATCTCCGTCGCTCGCATCCGCGACCTGGTCCGCAACGACGGCTGGGCCTCCGGCACCGTCACGCGCCTCATGGATGCGGTGGTGGGCGCCGACTTCCGGGTGGCATCGGTCCCTGACTACCGGGGCCTGGCGCGCCGCTTCAGCGGCAAATTCGATGCAGTCTGGGCGAAGGAGTTCAGCGACGCGGCAGAGGCCGGGTGGCGCGCATGGGGCTATGACCCGTCGCGCTACTGCGACACGTCTCGGCGCCTGACCTTCCCGCAGATGGCTCGTCTGGCCTTCCGCCACTATCTGGTGGAGGGTGAAGCGCTGGGCGTTCTGCCTTGGCGGCCGGATCGCATTGCCTACGGCCGGGCCCGCTATGGCACGACCATGCAGGTTGTGGATCCGGACCGGCTCGGGAACCCGATGCTCGGCAACTATGACTTCCGGCCTGATATGCGTGGCGGCGTGGAGATCGACGCCGACGGGGTGCCGGTCGCCTACCACATCCGCAAGGCGCACCCGAACGACTGGATTTCAGGCGGTCAGACCGTCCAGTGGGACCGCATTGAGCGGGAGACGGCCTGGGGCCGCCCGCAGGTAGTCCACTTCTTCGATGACGAGCGCGCCGGGCAGCACCGGCCGATCGGCGGTATCTTCGCCCCGGTCCTCGCTCGGATGCGGATGCTGGCTCAGTACGACCGGGTCGAGCTTCAAGCTGCAGTCATCAATGCAATCTTTGGGGCCTATATCGAAAGCCCGTTCGATCCGGACGATGTGCAGAGCGCGCTGAGCGACGAAGACGGTTCCCTGTCCAAGTACCAGCAACTGCGCTCGGAGTTCCACGCGGACCGGCGGCTGATGGCCGGAAACGTGCGCATGGCGTCGCTCTATCCGGGCGAGAAGATCGCGACCATCGCGAACAACCGCCCAGCCGCGGCCTTCGACATGTTCGAGAGTGCCATGCTCCGGAATATCGCGACAGCCGTGGGGCTGCCCTACGAGACTGTTTCCTCGAACTACAAGGGTTCGAGTTACAGCTCTGCCCGGCAGTCGCTGCTGGAGGCATGGCGCACCGTGACCCGTCGCCGGGCCGACTTCGGCACCGGCTTCTGCTCCCCGGTCTTCGGGTGCCTGCTGGAAGAGATGATCGACCGCGGCGAGGTGCCGCTGCCCGCTGGGGCTCCAGATTTCGCCGAGGCGCGCGCCGAGTACGCCCGGTGCCGCTGGATGGGGCCGGGCCGTGGCTGGATCGACCCGACGAAGGAGCCAGAGGGCTCCAAGATGAAGATCGCGGCCGGCCTATCCACGCTGGAGCGCGAGGCGGCAGAGAACGACGGCCTTGATTGGGAGGAAGTGCTGGATCAGCGCGCCCTGGAAGAGCAGGCCGTGAAGGACCGGGGGCTGGTCCTGACCATGGCTGTCACAGGCGGCGAGCAGCCGCAGCAGGGCGAGCCGGCAGAGAAGGAGGACCAGGACGCATGAGCGCGATGGTCCGCCGAGGGCTCTTTGGGCTGTTGGGTGCGCTGCCGTTCGCCGCGCAAGCCGTGCCCGCATCCGCGAAGCGTCTCCACACGGTCGCCCTCAGGCTGGACGCATCGGCTCTAAATGCCATGCAGCATGACCTCGCCGGGAGCATGACTGAGCTGCGGTCCTTCGAGCCTGACCTGGAGCCCTTTCGCCGGCTTGTAAGCGAGCAACTAAGGCAGTTCGTGGGGCAGACTATCGTCTCGCCGACGGCGCCAACCTGCCCTCCCGCCGGCTGGGACACGCTGGAGAATGTGCGGTGACGGACCTCTTCCCGCACCTTGCTCAGCGCATGTTCAATACCCCGTTGGCGCTGCATCCGCAGAAGGCCGAGGTGGCGCTAGCGGCCCTCGCTGAGCGTGTGGGGATCGCCCGCATCATCCGCTCGGACGGATCAGCCGTCGTGGCCATGGACGACGACGAGTTGGGCTTCAGCAGCGAGGGGCGAGAGTTCCGCGCAGGCTATGACATCGTCGCTGGCGTCTCCCTGATCCAGGTCGAAGGCATGCTGGTCCAGAAGACCGGCACCCTGCGCCCCTACTCGGGGATGACGGGGTACGACGGGATCCGGGCCAACTTCCTGACGGCGCTGGACGACCCTGCGGTGCAGGCCATCGCCTTCGATATCAACTCCGGTGGCGGGGAGGTCTCGGGATGCTTCGACCTAGTGGACACGATCTATGCCGCCCGTGGCACGAAACCCATCTGGTCCATCTGCGCCGATCATGCCTACAGCGCCGCATACGCGATCGCGAGCGCGGCTGACCGGGTGACGGTCCCGCGCACCGGTGGAACCGGCAGTGTCGGGGTAATCACCATGCTGGTCGACTACTCCAAGGCCATCAAGGACGCCGGCCTGGCGGTGCATTTCGTCACGGACGGCGACATGAAGGCCATGGAGACGCGGCAGATGCATACCGGTGTGAAGCCGGAACTCATCGGCCGCCTGAAAAATGACGTGACCATGATGGGCGACTTGTTTCGGTCCACCGTGGCACGAAATCGCGGCCTGTCTGCGAGCGCTGTCGAGGCGCAGCAGGCGGATTACTACCTCGGCGCTGCTGGTGTGCGGGAGGGGCTGGCAGACGCTGTCATGTCCCCCGACGCTGCATTTGAGGCGCTGCTGGTTGAGTTGGACGCGGCTTAGCCGTCCAGAGCGCGGCGGCGCATCCGCCACACCCACCCGAAGGGGCATCACATGAACCTCCGCAGCAGTGCGGCGGGCGGGCTGTCGCGTTTCGCGCATCTCGCCGGCCTCCGCTCGGCCTCCGCCGCTAAGGCCGAGGCCGAGCCTGACGACAAGAAGCCGAAGGACGAAGAGGAGGAGGATAAGGCCTCCGCCTCCGAAGACGAGGACAAGAAGGACGAGGCCAAGGCGTCGGACGAGGGCGATGAGAAGCCCGAGGACGAGAAGGACGAGGAGAAGGAGAGCAAGGCCCGCGCCGACGGCGCCAAGGCCGAGCGGGCGCGCTGCGCCGCAATCTTCGCTTCCCCCTTCGCCGCCAACAACCCGGCACTCGCCGCTACCCTGGCGTTTGAGGGCGATTACTCGGCGGAGCAGGCCGCGGCGATCATGCAGGCCGCCACCGTCGGCGCCCCGCGCGCCTCGGGCCTCGCAGCTCGCATGGCTTCCCAGAAGCCCATCCAGGTCGGAGCCGAGGACGCGCCGCCGCCCTCTGCCGACACCCCTGACGGGGCCGCTGCCTCCGTCATCAGCGCGATGAAGCTCGCGCGCGGCGCGAAGTAAGGAGCCCCACCCATGCCGCAGTACCCCCGGACCATCTCCGAGGCCTACGCCGTCGACAAGCTCGTGGCCGGCCTCACCCAGCTCGTCTCGATCAACAAGACCCTCATCTCGGGCCAGAACCTGGCCCGCGGCACGGTGGTCGGCGTGATCACCACGAGCGGGAAGATCACTCAGAGCCTTTCGGCTTCGGCCGACGGCAGCCAGACGCCCTACGGCATCCTGGCCGATGACTACGACGCCACGGGCGCCGATCGCGCGAACTGCGCCGTCTACGTTAAGGGCGAGTTCAACGAGAACGCCGTCATCCTCGGCACCGGTCACACCATCGCCTCGGTTCGCGAAGGGCTCCGCGATGCCGGGATCTTCCTCAAGCCCGCCGTCCCGGCCTGAGCCGGCCTTTCAAGGAGATAGGCCGCCATGGCCCTGAGCATCTACGATACCGCGGCGCTGATCCGCACCGTCGAGTACCTTAAGGAGCCGCAGAGCTTCCTTCTGGACACGTTCTTCCCGAACGTCGTCACGTCGCAGACCGAGTTCGTCGCGATTGACGTTTTCACCGGGAAGCGCCGTCTCTCCCCCTTCGTGAACCCGTTGATCGAGGGGCGCCTGGTGGAGCCGATCGGCTTTCGGTCGGACGCCTACAAGCCGCCCTACATCAAGGACAAGCGCCGGCTTGACCCGATGCGCCCTGTCCGTCGCTCCATGGGCGAGCGCATTGGGGGCGACATGACGCCGCAGGCGCGCGAGGCCGCAAACCTCGGCTTCGAGCTGCAGGACCAGATCAACATGCTGACCCGCCGCCTGGAATGGATGGCGGCGCAGGCCCTGGCCCTCGGCTCCATCACGGTCGTCGGCGACGGCGTGCCGCAGGCGGTGGTGAACTTCGGCCGGTCGTCCAACCTGAGCATCGCCCTTTCCGGCGCGGCGCGCTGGGGCGAGGCCGGCGTGTCCCCTGTTGCCGACATCGACGCTTGGTCGGTGCGCGTGCTGCAGGAGAGCGGCTTTCCGGTGACCGACGTGCTCTTCACCCCGGGCGCCTGGGCCTACTTCCGGGCAGACCCGATCGTCGGGCAGATCATCGCCTCCTTCAATAATGGCGCGCCCGACCTGCGCGTGCAGGGCAACCCGGCCCAGGCCGGTGCCCAGTTCATGGGCACCTGGGGCAGCTACCGGCTGCACCGGTACTATGACTGGTATGTCGACCCGGTGGACAACACCGAGAAGCCGATGATCGCTGACAACACGGTGGTGCTGTCCAGCGCGAACGTGGATGGCGTGCGCGCCTTCGCGACCATCATGGACCCAGAGGTCAACTATGCCTCTGTGCCCTACGCCCCGAAGTCGTGGACCACGCAGGACCCCGGCGCGCGCTGGATCATGCTGCAGTCCGCCCCCCTCGTCATCCCGACGCGTGTAAACGCGTCCCTTGCTGCGACGGTGCGCTGACCATGGCCGAAATCCAGAAGACCACCGCCCCGGTGGTGACCACTGACGCCGCCCAGGCGGCCCACCAGCGGGCGGCGGAGAACCAGAAGGCGAAGGAGGAGCGCGAGGCCAAGGCCGCGGGCTCCGGATCCGTCACCCTGATCGCGACGGTGGACTTCACCATCGTCTCCGATCCGGCGAAGCCTGAGGGCAAGGTGATCCGCGCCGGCCAGGAGTTCACTGTTGCCAAGGCGGACCTTCCCCGCTTCGAAGGCCGCGGCCGTCCGAAGAACGCCGAAGACGGATCTGAGGACTGATCTGAGTGGCCGGCGTCGACTTTGCTGCTCTGCAGAGGTCTGTTCAGACGGCCTTTGCAGAACCGGCGATTTATGCGCCGGCCAATCAGCCCCCTTTCCAGGTGCAGGGGGTCTTCAATCGTTTCATGGTCCAAGTCCGCGACATGCACGACGTGCCGGTCACGGTGCCGCGGACCACGCTGCGGATTTCTGAGGCGGATTTCATCGGCTACCCGGCGCCCCGCTCGGGTGACCGGGTGATGATGCGGGGTGAGACCTTCGACGTCATCGACCCCGAGGCAGACGGCTTCGGGTCGATGGTGCTGATCCTAGGCATCGTCGGATGAGCGCCCCCACCAGCCGTGCAGCTGTGGCGGACCTTGTGTCTGGCCTGATCCAGGCGGCCATTCCGGATGCGCAGATATTCCGCGCTCGGGATTGGCCCCTGCAGGTGCGCGAGACTAAGGCCGAGGCGCCGGCCATCCTCGTTTATGCCTGGGACGAGACGAAGACCCGCTCATCAGAGCACACCTTCGAGACGACCTATGCCGTCTCTTGCACCCTGACGGTTGACCTGAAGGTCACAGACCGTGCGCGCGATGCCACGGAAGTGGAGATCGCCCTGGAGAACACTGCCGGGGCGGTCTGCGACGCAGTCCTGCGGTCCCCTGACATGATCGGCCCGTCTGGCAAGATCGAGCGGATCCAGGCGGTTCGCACCACCCTCGGCGTATCTCTGCAAGGCACTGAGCGGTCCATCGGCGAGGGGCGGATCGCCTTCGATCTTCAGTGGTCCGAACCCTACGAGCTGCTGCCCCCGGCCGTCATCTGCGACGACGCCTCTGTCGCCTTCCACCTGATCCCGCCGCTCCCGGCGTCCTAGGAGACCCACATGCTGGTGAAGCCCGCCCGCGGGATCGACGTGCGCGATCCCGATCTCCGCGACCTGTTGCCGAAGGAAGGACGGGACGTGCCCCGCTCCGACTACTGGCTGCGCCGCATCGCCGACGGCGATGTGCGCGAGGTCCACGAGGAGCCCCCCGCGCCTGAGATGAAGGCCGACGTCAAGAAGGAGGCCCGCTGATGGTCGGGTTCAAGGAATACTCGCCCCTCAACCGGACGCCTCTGTTCTTTGCGGAGCTGGACAACAGCCGAGCGAACAGCGGGATCGAGCAGCAGCGGGCGCTGATCATCGGCCAGCAGCTGACGGCGGGTACTTTCGCAGCCAACGTGCCTGCTCTGATGGAGAGCGTCGACTTCGTGAAGACGAAGGCTGGCGCCGGCTCCATGCTGGCCCTGATGGCGGAGTGGTACCGCAAGCGCGATCGGGTGGGTGAGGTCTACGTCCTCCCTCTGGCAGATGCGGGTGCCGGCGTAGCAGCCACTGGCACGCTTGCCGTGACTGCCGCCGCTGCGGCCAATGGCACTTTCTGGCTCTACATCGCCGGTATGCCGGTCCCGGTGCTCGTCGGCCCGGCGCTTACGCCGGCGCAAGTGGCGACGGCGATTGCCGCCGCCGTCACGGCCAATACGAACCTTCCGGTGACTGCAGCCGCGGCTACCAGCACGGTGACCTTCACGGCCAAGCACAAGGGACTGACCGGAAACGACATCGATCTGCGGGCGAACTATCGCGGCTCGGCGAACGGTGAGGTCACGCCTGCCGGCCTGGCCTTCACCATCACCCAGATGTCCGGCGGCACCACCAACCCGGCACTCGACACGGCGCTCGCCAACCTGGGCGACATGACCTTCGACTTCATCGTCATGCCATACACCGACGCGACCAGCCTGGACGCTATCAAGGCGACCTTGGCCGCCCGCTGGGCTTGGGACCGCATGCTCTACGGTCACGCCTTCGCGGCCATGGACGGCACCCTGAGCGCCGCGACGACCCTCGGCCTGACGCGGAACGACCCTCACGCCACCATCATGCCCTACAACGACAGCCCGACGCCGCCCTGGCTCTGGGCCGCCAATCTGGCCGGCGCCTGCGCGGTGAGCCTCAAGGCGGATCCGGGGCTCCCCCTGCATGGGCTTCCGCTGGATGTGCTGCCCCCGCCCACAGAGAAGCGTTTCAACCTTACTGAGCGCAACACGCTGCTCTGGGACGGCCTGTCGAGCCATACGGTCGCACAGGACGGGACCGTGACGACGGAGACGATCGTCACGACCTACCAGAAGAACCCGCTCGGGCAGGCCGACGACAGCTATCTATATGTCGAGCGACTGTTCACCCTCATGGCGGCTATTCGCCGCCTGAAGAACTACGTCACATCGACCTTTGGGCGCTTCAAGCTGGCCTCGGACGGCACCGTCTATCGGTCCGGCTCCAACATCGTGACCCCGGCCGTGATCCGCGACGGCATCCTCGCGCAGTACCGCTCGATGGAGCGGGATGGCCTGGTGCAGGAATACGACCGGTTCCGCGAAAGCCTGGTAGTGGAGCGGAACGGCTCCAACAGCTGCCGGGTCGACGCACTCCTTCCCATTGTGCCGATCGATCAGCTCCGCCAGCTGGTCGCCTTGGTCCAGTTCCGCAACGGCGGCAGCGAGGGCTGATCCATGGCAGACAACACCCGGCGCCTTGGTGGCGTCTCCTGGCTCTTTATCGACGGCGTTTCCTACCCGGTGGTAGGCGACGTTACCTACTCGGTCGCGACAGTTACCCGGAGTACGCTCATGGGCATGGACCGCGTGCACGGCTACAGTGAGGTTCCGCGCGCCGGCTTCATCTCGGCGACGATCCGCGACGAGGCCGGCACCTCACTCCTGGACATCCAGGAGATGACCAACGTCTCCGTCTCGCTGCAGGCGGCCAATGGCAAGCGGGTGCAGGGCGTGGGCATGTGGGTCGTGGAGGCCGCGGAGGTTGCGACTGCCGAGGCGACCTTTACTGTCCGCTGGGAAGGCGAGGACGTCCGCGATGACGGCTGATGAGTTCATCGAGGACGAGGTTACTATCGAGGCCGTTCCTCCAAAGCGGGTTCGCTTCCCGGCCTTCGAGTACAAGGGAAACGGCAAGAGTTACGATAACCTGGTGCTTCGCCCGCCGACGCTGGGGCAATTGCTTGAGGCGAGCCGCAAGGCGGGGGCCATGGAGCAGCAGGCGCATCTGCTGGGGGCGGTTGCAGGCATCCCGCCGCAGGTTGTCCACCTTCTCCCGCCGCAGGTTCTGCGTGTGGCGGAGGCCTACTTCACGCCTTTTATGCAGCCCTTCCCGGAGGCTGGTACGACCGAGTAGCCGACCTGACGCTCCACTTCCGATGGGGGCCTCGGGACGCCATAGGGCTCTCGGTGGAAGAGTTCATTTACTGGCATCGGCAGGCTAAGCGGCAGTCCGGGAGGGTTTGCACGTGGCAACTGCGACCGCCGGTACCCTATCGGTCACGATCTCCGCCATCGATCTGTTCAGCGGGCCGCTGAAGCGGATCGGCGGCAACGTCCAGCAGACCAAGCGGCAGTTCGACGCAGCATTCCGCCCCATCTCCTTCGGCGCGCGGGCTGTGGCGCGCAATCTCAATGCCATCGTGCCTCCGCTGGCCCTTATCACGGGCGCCGGGACCATCGCTGGCATGTATCAGCTCACCAATGCCTGGGCGCGCATGGGTGCAGATGTGGGCCGTGGTGCTTCCCGCACCCGGACTGCAGTCAGAGAGTACCAAGCCCTTCAGAATGCAGCCCGTCTTGCCGGCGCGAGCGCCGAGGACATGGCGACAGGCCTCCAGGGGCTCGGCGACACCGTCACGGACGCTCTGGGGGGTCGGAACCAGGATGCGCTGCGGTTTGCGCAACAGCTTGGCATCCGCCTCCGGGACGACGTGACCGGGCAGGCCCGCGCCGCCGCGGAAGTGCTTCCTGAACTAGCGGATCAGATCGAGCGACTGCGAGGCAACCCGGCCCTCCAAGCGCGCGTGATGAACGTTTTCAGCCTACCGCCCGGGATGCTGCCTCTACTGACGCAGGGCGGCAGCAGGCTGCGGGAGCTACGGCGCGAGGCCGAGCGGCTTGGCGTCACCAATGGGCAGGGGGCGCAGGCGGCGCGCGAGTTCGAGACGGCGCAAACCCGATTGAACCTCGCCGGCGAGACGCTCTCGCGCACCATCGGGGAGCGCGTGGGGCCGGTGATGACCCCCTTCCTTAACGATATGTCCACGTGGGCCACGGATCGTGCTCCTGGCATTGCTGAGGGCATAAAGACGGTCGGCACAGAGTTCGCCGCAATCGCGTTCCCGCGGGGGTTCATAACGGAGCTTGAAGAAACCACGCGCGATATCGGCACCTGGATCCGAACCATCCGCGAGTTTGCGGATAGCCCCATCGGGCGCTGGTGGTTCGACCGGAACGATGCCGCCACCCCCTCTGGGACACCTTGGAGCCTAATGGGGCCGGTCGGCCGGTTGCCGACGCCGCCAGCGGGCGGGCCGTTCGGAATGGGTGACGCCGCGCAGCGGCAGCGCCAGCGATCCGAAGGGGGCGATGTAGAGGAGACTGCGGGCGGCTGGATCCGGCGGCACTGGAACAACCTCCTCAACTCCGGGCGTCGGTCCCAGAGGCGGCTGGATCAGCGATCTGAACTTCCGCCGCCTCAGGATATGCTGGCCCTGGTTGGCCAGGCCGAAGGCACAGACCGTGGCCGCGGTTACAACGAGACCCTCGGCTATGGCCGCTTCACCGGTGGCGACCGGAACCTCACCGGCATGACGCTCGCTGAGGTCGACCGGATGCAGTCGGAAATGCTCCGACATCCTGAGAACAACCTGAATTCATCTGCTGCGGGGCGCTACCAGATCACCCAGACCACGCTCCGCGGGCTGGTGCGGGAGCTGGGGCTCGATCCAGAGAACACCCGCTTTGACCAGGCGACGCAGGACAGGTTGGCTACAGCCCTGATGCAGCGGCGCGGTCTTGGCGACTACCAAGCCGGGCGCATCTCCGCAGCCGACTTTCAGGGGCGCCTCGCGCAGGAGTGGGCCAGCATCCCCGATCCTCGGACCGGGCAGGGATACTATGCCAACCAGCGTCGCCCGGGGGTCGATCAGGGTACGCTTGACCGCGTCTTGTCGACGGAGCGGACGCCGCGTCCGCCTGTGCCTGAGCGAGGGGAGGAGCCAATGGCAAACCCGTCTCTCGCCGGTGGCCAGCAGAACCGCGCCGTGGTCGAGTTGCGGTTCACCAATCCGCCGCCAGGTCTTACGGCTGTCACCCGGAACGGCGACGGGGGCGTTCGGATTGAGCGCCCTTCCGTGGGGATGTAGCCGATGAGTTGGGTTGACGAACTCCGGCCGGCGTCATGGCGAGGGCTGCCTTTCGGTGTCCTGGACACCGGGGGGAAGTTCGGCCGGGCAAAGGCGGTCCACGAGTACCCTTTCAGGGACGAGGTCTGGGTCGAAGACCTAGGCATGGCATCGCGCCGGATTGGCATCCGGGGCTTCATCGTGGGGGACGATGTAGGCGATCAGCTGCTCGCTATGATCGACGCAGCTGAGGAGGAAGGCCCCGGAGAGCTAATGCACCCCATGCTCGGGCCTCTAACTGTCAGTCTAGTGGACTTTGAGCCTACGACCCGCGTCGATCTTGGCCGAGTGGTGGAACTCGTTTTCAGCTTCATCGAGGGCGCGACTACCGCACAACCAGGCATTTCGACGGACTTCGCTGGGCAGATTGCCGGCTATGCTGATGACCTCGACCTCGGTGCGACCGGAGATTTCGTTCGCAGTGCTGGCGCCGCTCTCAAAGAGGGCTCTGACGTGGTCAAGCAGGCCGTGAAGACCGTGAAGACCTGGACGGGGACTGCCATGCGCCTCTCGCTGGACGCCGGCAACGTCATCAACAGCGTCGGCGGCCTAGTTCCTGGCTCCAGCCGCACCTTTGGCCGCTTCCTTTCAGGGTCTCGCGGCCCCCTCTCAGGCGTCAACACAGCCATCAACTCGGTTACGACACAGATTTCCCGGGTGAACAGGGCGCGCTCAGCGGTCACGCAGGGGGCTTCGGACGTGCTTTCCTTGGTGAACCGACTGTGAGCACGCCCTCCGAGGTGGCCGCTGCTATCCAGGGACTGTCTGAGGCTGTCCGCTCCTTGGCTGACGATCCTGCGGAGCAGATCCGGCTCTTGGTGCCCCTTTGCAGCGGCGGCGGCGACGCCCAAACCTCAGACGATCCAGTCGGGCAAGCTATGGCGTCGATGGACGCCGCTTCGGCGGCCGTGTGCCGGCGCGCGGCCCTAGCCAGCTTGGTGCGGGCTGCGGCAGCCGTCTTCCCGCCCTCCTATGAGGAGGCGGTATCGCTGCGGGACCAGATTTGCGGGCTGCTTGAGGCCGAGATCACGGTGGCCGGTGACGCCGGCGACGACGCGAGCGTGACGGCCATGCGGGCGCTGCGGACGGCGGTGGGCAACGCTATGACGGACCGCGCGGCCAACCTGTCACGGCTGGTGACGGTCTCGGTCCAAGTCCCGCTGCCCTCGCTGCTTCATGCCTACCGCCAGTACGGTGACATCAGCCGGGCGAATGAAATCGCGGCATATGCCGATGCCGCGGACCCTAACTTTCTGCCGACCGAGTTTAGGGCAAGAGGGACTTAGCGTCCTCGCCACTCCACGGCATCGGAATTGTAGTTGTAGAGGGCGATCCCGTAGGCGCGTATCCCCGGCCGGCCCGTTGCTGTGGTGAGGCCGCGCTCCTCCACGCTGAGAAAAATGACCGCCTTCTGAGCGTAAGGATCAAACCCACGTTGTACTAGGGCGCGGACGATAGAGCTGAGAATGCTTTCGGCATGGGTTCGCGCGGTGGCGATGCTGCTTGGTGGCTGCGAGTAGGCGAGCACCAGAGAGGTACTGTCGTCAGGGCTGACCTCGATTGTGGCGGCCGGCGACAGCGGAATGGACCGGGTCACTTCCTGCATGAGCGACACAGGAGGCTTCCCGGCCATAGCGGCGGGCGCGGCGCAGAGCAGGAACAGGGCGGTCAGCCCAGCATAGATCGAGTGCATAGCGGCCTCCTTTGGGCGCAGCCTACCGAATTCACCGGCGCCCTGTCGCCTGGCACGATCATAGGGGTCAAGATGGCCGACCGAGACGTCGTTAACCTCTCGGCAGGTGGCAAGGTCATCTCCGGGTGGAAGGAAATCCGCATCACCCGGGGCGTTGATCGGGTGCCGTCAGACTTTTCCTTCGTCATGACGGAGTATTTTCCCGGCGACGGGGTATTCCTCGCTGCCCCAGGCATGGAGTGCACGGTCAAGATCGGGGATGACGTGGTGGTCACTGGCTATGTGGACCGCTACGAGCCGACGCTCAGCAAGCGGCAGCACAGCGTTCGCCTTTCTGGTCGCGGGAAGTGCCAGGATCTAGTGGATTGCTCGGCCTTCCTTCATGACCAACAGAACCAGATGAACCGCGCCTCAGCCCGCAAGGTCATTGAGACGATCTGCGGCATCTATGGGGTGAAGGTGAAGGCGCTCGGTGGGGACGGGAAGATCGTTCCACAGTTCAACGTCATTCTGACCGAGACGGCCTGGAGCATCATCGATCGGGTGGCCGCCCATTCGAATTTCGTCGCCTATGAGGCGGCGGACGGTGACCTAATCCTGTCCCAGGTGGGCAAGGAGAAGATGGCGAGCGGGTTCAAGGAGGGCGTGAACGTCGAGCGAGCCTCGGTCACCTTCGCTTTCGACCGTCGATACAGCCTCTACGAAGCGGTATTTACACCGATCGAGAACTTGGCCGACATCTCAAGCGCCCTCGGGGCGACTTTCCTGAACATTCGCGGCAGCGCGACCGACGATACTATCGGGGCCGCCAAGCCTGGCACTGGGCGCCGCTTCCGGCCGCTGATCATGATGGCGGACGTTGCTCAGGACGGCAGCAACCCCGCCCAGATCCGCTGCGATTGGGAGAAGTCCCGACGCTACGGGCGCAGTCAGGCGGTCCAAGTGACTTGTGATAGCTGGCGGGATAGCGCCGGGAAGCTCTGGGAGCCCAACACGCTGGCGCCCGTGGACATCCCGTCTCTCCGGGTGCCGGATCGGGAATGGGTCATCGCGGAGGTGACCTATTCTAAGGGTCAGGACGGCACTCACGCCGAACTGACGCTCATGCCGCCGGAGGCCTTCATGCCGCAGCCGGTGATCCTGCAGGCATTCGATGAGCAAGTAGCAGAGGAGCTACGCCGCCAGGACGGTTCCCGCGAGGGGCCGAACCTGTGAACCCGAGCAGCATGGCCGGCCGGATCGGCTCCATGGTGGCGCTGGCCAGGGTCGGCGCGACGAAAGTCATGGGCGGGATCCGCTCCGTGCAGCTTCTGATCGATGCTGCGACGACGCGCGACGACACACCTTTGGCTCAGCACTACGGCGTCGCCTCCCGCCCTCATCCAGGCGCCGACGCCGTGGTCCTCTTCATGGGCGGCGACCGCAGCCGTGGCGTGGTGATCGCCACCAACGACCGTCGCCATCAAATCCAGCTGTCCGAGGGCGAGGTCGCGATCCACGACGATCAGGGGCTGAAGATCCACCTAACGCGCGCCGGGATCGTCATTGACGGGGGAGGGAAGCCGGTGATCTTCCAGAACACGCCGGAGGTCATCATGCCGGGGAAGCTGACGACGCAGGGCGACATCACCTCCGCGGCCAAGGTCAACGCCGCAACCGACGTCACAATCGGCGCTCGCAGCTTCAACACGCACACCCATCCGGAGAATGGGACGGGCGGCGGCATCACAGGGACGCCAGTTTGATGCAAGGCGACGTCGCCATAGCTTGGGACGCCGAGAACAGCCGCGGCGACTGGTCTCTGACCACCCTGGGCAACGTACTGACTGCGCCCGCGATCGAGACGGCCGTCATGGTGTCCCTGTTTACTGACGCGCGGGCCCGTCCCGACGACCGCATGGTGCCGGGCGACACGGACCGGCGGGGCTGGTGGGGAAACATGCTGGACGACCAGCCCATCGGCTCCCGGCTGTGGCTTCTGCGCCGGGCCAAGCACCTACCAGAGACGCTGAAGCTGGCGCGCGACTACATCGCCGAGGCCTTGGCCTGGCTGAAGGATGAGGGTCTGGCGGTGAAGATCGACGTGTCCACGGAATGGCAGGGCCAGTCCCGTATCCTCGCGCGCATCGCCCTGCACCGCGCGGACGGTGGCAAGGCCGCAGTGACGGCAGCCTGGGCGTGGCGGGGGGCCTGACGGATGCCGTTCGAGAGGCCAACCCTCACCGCCCTAGCCAAGCAGGCTGTCGCGGATGTCGCCGCGGCGGCTGGCACCTTTACGCTTCTCCGGACTTCGCCCTTAGCAATCGTTGCCAAGGCCGCGACGGGCCTCGTGCACGGGGTCTACGGGTATATCGACTGGCTGTCGAAGCAGGCTATCCCGGCAACCGCGACGGACGAATACCTCTATGCCTGGGCCGCGCTAGTCGGGATCGAGCAGAAGGGTGCCGCCACGGCGACGGCGACGGTGACCTTCACCGGCGTGCCCGGCGCTGTCATGCCGGATGGCACGGTCCTGGCCCGTACCGCCGACGGCGTAACCTTCCGGACCACCGCACTCGCCACAGTGGACGAGGCAGGGAGCCTAACCGTGGCTGCCGAGGCTGCAGAGGCCGGGGCGCTCGGGAATGCCCTGGCTGGCGCTGAAGTCGTCATCTCTGCCGCGATCACAGGCATCAATTCCACGGGGATATTCTCAACTGCCGCCACGGGCGGTGCGGATGAGGAGCCGCTAGAGGATTTCCGGCAGCGGATGCTGGACCGCTATCGCACCCCGCCCCAGGGCGGAGCCGAGAGCGACTACGTTGCCTGGGCTCTCCAGGTGCCGGGCGTCACCCGCGCATGGGCCGCGCCGAACGCGGCTGGCGCCGGCACAGTGGTGGTCTACGTCATGCTGGATGACGCCCGAGCGGTGTTCGACGGCTTTCCGCAGGGCACCGATGGCGTCGCGGCGGATGAGCCGCGCGGCACTCCGGCGACAGGTGATCAGCTCACCGTGGCGGACCACATTTTCCCCCTGCGACCGGTGACGGCACTGGTTTATGTCGTTGCGCCCGAGGCGTTTGGCATCACGGTTTCAATTGAGGACCTGTCGGAAGACACGGCGGAAATCCGAGATGCTATTGAAGCATCACTGATCGGCATGTTCCGCCGACGCGGGAGGCCTGGCGGCACCATCTATCCATCAGAGATCGCGGCGGCCATCGACGGAACGCCTGGTGTGGAACGGTTCACGCTTTCCTTCCCGACCACGCCGATTGCTGCTCCCGACGGCCATTTGCCGGTCCTCGGCCAGCTTAACTGGTCCTGAAGCATGGCAGGCTCTCAGGACAAGACGGTGGCCGACCACGCCGCCGCGCTTCAGGCGTTGCTGCCCACAGGCGCCGTGTGGCCGCGGGAAACCGACGCCGGCCTGACCAAGGTTGTCTGGGGCGTGGCCGCTATCGTGGCGCGGGCGCGCACCCGCGCGCTGGCTCTGATGGTGGATGCATTCCCAGCCACCTCCTATGAGCTGCTGCCCGAGTGGGAAGCGACGCTAGGTCTGCCAGATCCGTGTGCCGGCGCCGCGCCGACGCTCCAGCTCCGGCGTGCGCAGGTGGTGGCCAGGCTTACGGCGCAGGGCGGGCAGAGCGCCGGATATTACGTCGCGCAGGCTGCAGCGCTCGGATACACCATCACCATCCGAGAGTATGCGCCCGCCCGAATGGGGGTGATGCGTCTCGGAGACCGGATGCGTGATGCGCAATGGGCCCATGTCTGGGCCATTCAGGCCCCCCAGACGACCGTCACATCCTTCCGTCTCGGCATGAGCGGGATGGGCGAGCGGTTCCGTTCCTGGGGCAACGATGTCTTGGAGTGCCAGATGCGCTCCCTCGCCCCCGCCCACACGACCCTTCTTTTCCAATACAGCTAGGAGACGCGCATGAGGCGCCTCGCGAACGGCACGCAGGTCTCTGCGCTGCCAACCCCGGCTGCTGCCGTGGGCACGCCCGGGTACGGCACCAATGGCGACCCGGGGGGCGGCCAGGAGGCCAGCATCTTTGATGCAACCACGTTCAACATCATCCAGGAAGAGATGATGTCGGTCCTGGCTGCGGCCGGGGTCAGCCCGGACAACACGGGCGCGAATGTCGCTCAGCTGCTGGCGGCACTGCGCGCCATGTTCGGCGGCACCGGCCTCCTTGGCGCCAACGGCTACATGCGCCTGCCCGGCGGACTGATCGTTCAGTGGGGCTACAACGGGACAGAGGTGGGGGGCAACGTCAACTTTGCCTTCCCGCTCACCTTCCCGAACGCCTGCCATATCGTGCTCGCCATGGAGGCCTCTGCCGATGGATGGGGGCCCGGGTCCTGCCGCGTCTTCGGATGCAATCTCCGGACGCAGGCCGGAACGATCATCAGTTCGGCTGTCGTTACGGCAGGGGCCGTGACATTCGGCAGCGCGGCATTCTTCTGGATCGCTCTGGGGCACTGAATATGACCGACGAACTTGGACGGAAATACGTCGTCGTTGACGGCGATGGCCGCGCGCTGGCCTTCTATGCCGTCGGCTTCAATCCGACGATCCCGGCGGATGCTATCCCGATCTCCGATGAGGTCTGGGGCGAATGGTCACAGGCGAGCCAGCGGAAGGTCTGGCGGGACGGCGAGCTTGTGGACGCGCCTGCGCCAGCTTCTGGGCCTCCGCCCGTGCCAACCTCCATCACTGCCCGGCAGGCCCGCCTTGCTCTGCTGCAAGCCGATCTGCTGGACAAGGTCGAGGCTGTGGTTGCTGCAGCTGATCGCTCAGCGCAGATCGAGTGGCAGCACGCCGCGACCATCGAGCGAGGCAGTCCGCTCGTTGCCACCCTTGCAGCGAAGGTGCCTCTGACGGCGGCGAAGCTGAACGATCTCTTCAAGGCTGGCGCGGCACTCTAGCCGCCCCCCCCCAATCCGTCCGCCTGACAACCGCGCGCCTCCGGGCTGCGCGGCGCTCCCGTATGCGAGGTGCTCATGACCGTTGTTTCGGCCGACCTCGGGCTGCTGCCCGACGCTGATGTGCTGCGTCCGCGCGTCTGGATCGGAGACACTCTGGTCGTCCGGGTCCAGTTCCGCGACGAGGCGCGCAAGCCGAGCGAGCCGCCCGGGCCGGTGGTGTTCCTCTGGAAGTCGCCCAGCAACGTGGTGCTGGAACTGCCGGGCGTCGCTGTCGCCGGGAAGGTGGGCGCCTACAACTGCGAGTACCAGGTGCCGACGACCGGGCTCTGGGCTGTGCGAGCTGACGGCGGCGACGGGCAGCCCCTGGAATGGACCGAGGTCACAGTCGTGCCGGAGCCACCGGTGGGCTCCATCCCGCAGCAGTCCATCTGGCTGAGTGCGGTTGGCGTGGCCGCGGTCTCCACGCGGGGCACCCACCTGGCCGGCGCCACGATCCCGCAGTTCCCGGCCAAGGCCACGCTCGAGGCCACCGACACCATCCCAGGCGTCGACGCCGACGGGAACAGCGTGCGGCTGCCGGGCAACGCAGTGATCGACGCCGCCCTCGCGACCGTCACCCCCGCCGTCGAACAAGTCACCCAAACCGCCGCGACCGTCGCCACCCAGGCGGGGGAGGTTGCGGGGAACGCGCAGGCGGCGCAGGAGGCGGCGGAGGCGGCCACAGGAAAGGCGGCGGAGGCAGTAGCCGCCGCCATCCAGGCCGAGGGCATCGCGAACGGCCTCACCATCCGCACCGACGTGCCGGGCTGGTCGCTGGCGCTGGTGGATCAGTACAGCGACCTGGCGGGCGGCCTCACTGCGGATGGGCGCACACTCTCACTCGGCGGGCTGAGCAACACCCTCTTGCCGGACAACAGAACCGGGCGCCTCTCGACGGTGGATGGCGCGACGGCGCTTGATCTGGCCGACGGCAGCCTGAAGGTTACGGGCCCAAACGGCACAGGGCTCGGGCTGGCAAACGTCCCTACGGACAGCCCCATCCGTTTCGCCGTGGTGGACGAGTTCGACAACATCGGCTTCTACGACAGCCAAGTGTCGTCCGAGTTCACCACGGCCCAGCTCGGTATCATCGACAGCCGGGCCGATGCGCGGATCACCGTGGCAGCCGAGGCGGCGAAGCTTCCCGACCCGCGGCGCATGTGCGTGGTGGGTGACAGCATCACGCAGTACGGACTGGCCTCCGCATCCGTCGCTGGCCTCGTCGGCACGGGCAATCAAGGGTACTCGGGCTGGCTGCCGATGCTGCTGCGGCGGCGGGTGGAACTGCTCATCGCGGACAACTACGGCGTGGCCGGCAATCGCTCCGAACAGATGCTAGGCCGGGCCGCAACCGCCGCTGCGATACGGTGCGGCTGGGCCCTGATCCTGGCCGGCACGAACGACCTGAACCAGGATATCCCGATCGGGACGTGCCTGGAGAACATCAAAACCATGGCGCGCGGCTTCCTGGCGGCAGGGGCGCAGGTCATCCTGGTGCCGGTTCCGCCGCGCACCGACACACTGTCCAACGGCGGCAATGATCTCCGCCCGCTGCAGGCGTCGCTCAACGCGCAGATCAAGGCGTTCGCGATGGCCACGCGCGGCATCCGCTACGCCGACTGGACGGCGCGGACGGTCGACCCGGTGACGGGTCTGGCGCGTGCCGGCTTCTTGCTGGATGCGGTCCACCCAGGCCCGACCGGCGCCTTCCACATGGCGCGGACGGTCGCCGACCTGATGCTTCCGCTGATCCCAACAGAGGAGCCGTTGCTTCTTGGGGCCGATGTGAACGAGGCCTGGAGCGCGCAAAACCCCTGGGGCAATAAGCTCGCGAACGGCTCGCTTGCGGGTACGGGCGGCGCGCTGGGTGCTGGCATGGCGGGCTCGGTGCCAACCGGCTGGACCGCGGCAGTATCGGTCGCGCCGACCTCCGGCAGCATCACCTGGTCCAAGGAGGCACGGTCCGATGGGCTGCCGGGCGAGCGCACGCGCCTGGTTCTCGCCGCCCATAAGGCCGCTTCGGTCGCGCAGATCACCATGACCCAGGAGGTGCCGCTCTCGGGCGGCAGTTATGCCCCGGGCGATGTGGTGCGACTGGTCTGCGAGATGGAAGTGGCCGCCGGCACGCAGAACATCCATGCCGTGTCCCTGCTGCTGCTGGAGGACAATGGCGCCTCAGTCGTGACGTACATCGACCAGTGCCATTCCAGCATCACGAGCGCCGCCGCGTCCAAGATGCTGCCGTCGGAAGGCTACTCCGGCGTGCTGGCGACTGACCCCCTCACAATCCGCGCCACCTCTGGTGGCACGCCCAAGCTGACGGCGCAGATCTCCGTCTGGGCCAACGGCACCGCCTCCGCCGGCGCCACCCTATCCGCGGCCTTCAGCCGCTTCTCTCTCCGAAAGGTCGCATGATGGCCGCTCTCGTGATGCGTGCCCCGACGGGGGTGTCCTATGCCGCCCTCGGGCGGGGGAAACTCTTGCCGGTGACAGACGGGCTGGAGGGCATGTGGCTGCTGGGAGGCGATCCCGCACAGCAGGCGGCCGGGCTCGCCGCTTCGGTCGTGAACCAGAAGCCGGGCGGCGCGCCGGCAACGCTGGTCGGGACGCCGATCGTCGGCGCCGGTTACGTCGAGTGCACATCCAGCACCAACTTTCTGCAGACGAGCATCATCCAGGCCAACGCGATGACCGCCATCTGGGTCATGCGGGCGCCGTCGGACGTGGTGTGGAACAGCGCGTCCACGACGGGGCCGATCGCCGTCTCCAATTATCACGGCACGCGCGGCGGCATCCTGGCCTGGGTCTATTCGGGCACAGCCCCACTCGCTCAGGCCAAGATGCACGCAAGCGCAGTGCGGACGGGCGGTGCGCTACTGCACCGCGCGCAGGCCGCGGACTACGACCAGCGCCAGTTCCGCGCCTATGCTGCGACATGGGTCGCCGATCCTGGCGCGGGCGTCACTCTATGGGACCTGACGGCGGGGACGCCTTCTGTCTTCACAGCGGCGGCCGACGGGCTCCGGGTCAATACGACCGACGCCTACCGCATCGGCTCCAGCGCCGCCGGGAATTCCGGCCGGGCGCAGATCGCCGCGGTCGCGCTGCACTCCAAGGCGCTCGACTACACCACGCAGATCCTGCCGGCCTATGCCTGGCTGAAGGACTACCTTTCGCGGCGGTGGGGGATTGCGGTTTGAGCGCGGGCTGACGAATGCCACAGGGGCGAATGGTTTGATGCCGCGCGTGGCACGAACGGTGGTGGGGGATAGGGGATGCCTCTAAGGGGCGGCGCCGCGGCGCCCAAGGCGGAGATCGACATCGCGGCAGCGATCCAGCAGCTCACGGCGCAGGTCACTGAACTCGCCAAGGACACGGCCGCCGCAAAACAGCAGGCCCACGACGTGAAGGGCTACCAGCAGCAGCGCATCGCCGTTGAGCACCTGGCATCGCGCCAGCAGAACGGCGGGGCACCCACCAGTGACGTACCCGTCTGGCTCAAGATCGTCGGCGCTGTCGGCGGTGTGGTGGTGGCCGGGTTAACGGTCCTCGGCATCGTCTGGAACCTAGCAATCACACCGGTTAACGCCCGCATCGACCTGCAAGACCGGTTCCGGGCGGAGACGACTGCCGCCCTCACGTCGCTGGTCAATCGCCTTCAAGCCGCCGAGGCGAAGCAGGTCCAGGTCGAGACGAGCCTTTCCACCGCGACCACCCTGCGCACGCAGCAGCAACAGGGCTTGTCTGATCGGGTGCGGGCGCTGGAGTTGGCAGATCAGGCAGGCACCGAACGCATCGCCCAGCTTGCGCAGACCATCGCTGGCCTGCTGCCCCGCGTGGAAGAGATCCTGCGGCGGCAAGAGCGGCTAGAGAACAGGTTATCCGGCCCGCTGCCGCGCAATGGGATGGATGACGAGACGCCAGCCGTCTTCGCCCCGGCCGAGCGCGAGACCTAACCCGGAGCTTGCTCCGTGCCGCTAGCAGTCAGACCACATTGGACGTCGTCCAGGCGGTGCAGCCAACCACAGAGCCAAGCTGCGAAGAAAGTAGCTAAACCGCCGCATTGCAGATCCGTCCTCCCCTTGCGTCATGAAGTAGCGCCATTCTCGAAACGGGGCGCTCGGGATGTAAGACGGTTCCATGACGGCGGTTGAGCGCCAACTGGTCCACATCGGCAACCAACCTGCGTTACTTCGACTAGGCAGATCGTTGAAGCTGCTTCGGGAACCGAACCAAGCTGCCGGTATAAAGAGAGGCATGAAGGCCCAGCCGGTTCGCGAGCTTGGCGGCCATCACGACAGAGTTTGCTCCGGCTGTGGTGCGGTAAGTAACGAGCACGTGCCGTTCGTCCTCGGCAGGTCGATGGTCTGGCAAGCTCTCTATCCCGAGAATGCGAGCAAGCCCGTTCGTGAGGACGGTAGTTCCATCAGAACCTTCAACTTTCTTTGAAGCCATGAGGCCCGCCTCCTTGTGCGAGCCGGACTTGGATGTGGGCAAAGGCTTCAGCAGACAATCACTCTCATTAACCTCTCGTACTCGTAACCCGCCGCCTGGCGGCTCAGTCCGGGGGGACAGGTACTGTCCGTTGCCTAGCGTATGCTTCGTAGAGGCCGAGAGCTTCTGCACGAGCGGGGGAGACTACGACGCTTCGCTCACCCTGGAAGGTCTCGTACTGCACGAACACCACGGTCCGCGATTGAAGTGGATCGAGCATGGGCAGGACCATAACGAGCCGAGCTTGGCCTGCCTGTAGGGGCTCCATTCCGCACCTCCAGTTGGTTGCTTGTGCAGAACTTAGCTGCGCAACCTGAGGTAGCATTAACGAGTGTTAACCCGCCGCCCGGCGGCGCCGGTCGAAATGCTGTCATCTATCGGTCGGACCAGCGTGGCCTGAGCGAAGCCGAGGGTGGCTTGCGCCTCATCTTTTGCGGTCACTCTCCGCATTGGAGTTCACTTCATCACAGAGCCGAATAAGCTCCGCCCGCTTTTGTTCCATCGTCGCCCTATAGGACTGGATTTCGCTTATTTCATCCTCTATTGCGCGGACTTCCTTGTCGGCAAGTCGGCCGGACCGGGCATACTGACGGCCTAAGTCTTCCATCATGTCAGCCAAACGAAGACGGGCGTTCTGAGAGAACGGAAGAACCGGAAAAAGCACGCCCCAGAGTAGAAATACGCCCCCGGCGTTCAATGTGAGGTTCAACCACATCCAAGCTTTGCGAATGCGGTAGCGCAGTCTTTCCCGCTGCCGCCTTTTGTGCCGCTTCTTTTCCGCGTCACGTAGTGCGTCAATCTCGCGCAAAGTCTTAAGAACGCGCTCGTCCACCCAGTGACCCTCCGGCGGGAGCAGCAGCAGCTCGCCGCTGAGCCCCTCCCAACTACCACACCTCCACACCCGAAAGGAACGCGCATGCTCGCGCTGCTGCCGCCCGGCGGCTCTACACTCGTGGGATCGGAACCAGATGACCTTCTTGGAGCGCCTCGTAGATCCCGAGCTCCGCCGCCCGCTCCGAGCTCATGACCACGAAGCTGGAGCGGAACGCCACCCGGTACCGGATGGCCACGAGATGCGACGCATCCAGCCCCGGACCGGAGATCGTCTCGACACTTAGAATGTGGGCAAGGCCGTTCGACGGCGTCAGTGCTGCGCCATCATCGGTTCCAATACGTGCCATGGCACTCACCCGCTCAGAGGCTGGCGGGCCAATGGGCTGATGCGTCCGCTTCTGCATTCACCTTCGTTAGTCGCTACGTAGCGATCCGACACCCGGCGGCTCCGGGCACCCCTGACAATCTGGAGGAGACCCATGGCACCAGTAGTGCTGGGGCTGGGCGCGCTCGCCGTGGAGTACGGGCCAAGCCTCGCGCGCTGGATCTTCGGCGATAAGACAGGGGAGACGGCACAGCAGGCCGCGGACCTCGTGCAGGCAGTGACCGGCACCAGCGATCCGGCGACGGCTGCGGCCCTCCTGGCAGATCCGGCCAAGGCATCAGATCTGCGCATCCGCCTGGCCGAGATCGCGGCCCAACGCGAAGCCGCCGCCGATCAGGCCAGGCTGGAGATCTTCCGGGCGGTGGTGGCGGACGCGGCCAATGCTCGCGCTGCCTCATCTGCCTTGCCTCTCATCGCACGAGCGCAGGTGACGCTCGCTGCGGTGATCACCCTCATGTTCGGCCTGACCCTGGTCCTGGCCGCCACGCGCGGCGTGCCTCCTGGCATCGACCTGCTGCTAGGCGCGCTGATCGCCGCCTTCGCCGGTGTGACGGCCTTCTTCTTCGGCAACAGCACCTCGGGGCACACGGCGAACAACACCCTCGCCGCTCTGGCAGGACGTCCTGCGTCCGCGGCCATCGCCACCACCGGAACCGTCGTGGTGCCCGGCCAGCCTTCCCCTCCTGGCACATCGGCAGACGCCCTGATGGCCGCCTTCAACCGCCCCCGCTCATAGGAGAGACCCCATGCTCGATATCGCCCCCTACAAGCCTATCCTCGGCTTCGCATCCTGGGTCCGCGGAGCGCCCCCTGGCTCGCCGATCCAGCACTGCACCACGGGCGATCAGATCAATGCCGCCGCTAAGCTGGCAGACGGCCCGCTCTTCATCAGCGTCGAAGGTGACATCTCGGGCGAGAACACCAAGGACAACGTGATCCGCATCGAGCGGGTGAAGCAGATCACCATCATCGGCGACGGCAAGAGCAAGATCCGTGGCGTCGGCTTCCGCACGAATGATGCGGAAGACATTGTCTATGCGAACCTCGACATCGGCCAGGTGAATGAGGGGCCAAAGGATTGCATCGGCATCGAGGGCGCAAGCCGCGGCGTCGTGGTCCTGCACTGCCACCTGTCCGGCTCGATGGCGAAGAGCAAGGACTATTTCGACGGCTTGGTCGACGTGAAGCACGAGGCTTCGGAAGTCTGCCTCGCCTACAACCACTTCCATGATCACCACAAGGCGGTGCTGATCGGGTCGAGCGACAGCGACAAGGGCAATCGCCGCGTCACCATCGTGCGGAACTTCTTCGATGACCTGGGCTCGCGTGGTCCGTCCAACCGCTTCGGCGAGGTGCACATCGCCGACAACATCTTCCGCGGCATGGACACCAGCGGCATCAACATGCGGATGGGCGCGGTTGGTCTGATCGAGGGGAATGTCTTCGAGCGGGTGAGGCTGCCGATCTGCTCGCTCGACAGCAAGGAAATCGGGCGCTGGCATCAGCGCGACAACACCTTCATCGACGTGGAGTGGCCGAAGGTCAGCGGCAAGGCCGTGGCGAGCGGGCAGGACGGCCAGAGCACCACCGACTGGCAGCCGCCCTATAGCTTCGTCCGCCTACCCGCCGATGAGGTGGTGGCGCATGTCACGCGCTTCGCCGGGCCGCTGCAGCTTGGCGCGGCGGGACCGGTGATCGACGGCGAGACGGTGGATCTGCCGGAGCAGCCCGACGCCCAGGAGCCCGAGAAACCGGTGGACGAGCCCGGCCAGACAGGCCAGCCGGGGCAGGAAGAGACCGAGGTGGTGGATCTCGCCCCCATCGTGGCCGCGCTGGATCGAGCGGAGGCGGGGCTGGATCAGTACAAGGCCGCGCTCGCTGAGGTCCGGCGGCTGCTGGGGGCAGGGTGATGGGCACCTTCGAAGCGCAGATGGCGAAGACCGCTCTCACTGAGGGCGGCTACGTCAACGACCCGAGCGACAGGGGAGGGGAGACGAACCACGGTGTGACCGTGGCCGTTGCCCGTGCCTTTGGCTACCGCGGCGCCATGCGGGACCTGACCAAGGACATGGCGCTGGAGATCTACCGCGCGCGCTACTGGATCCAGCCGGGCTACGACCTCATTGACCGGATCTGCCCCGAGGTCGCGGCGTGGCTGCTGGACACCAGCATCAACATGGGCCAGGCGGCGGCGGGGAAGATGCTGCAGCGGGCGCTGAACGGCCTGAACGACCAGCAGATCCGCTATCCGGACCTGACCGTCGACGGGCTATGCGGCGCCCTGACCCGCCATGCCCTGACGCAGTTCCTCGCCTACCGCGGGGCCGAGGGTGTGGTCGTGCTGGTGCGGATGCTGCGGGCCATGCAGATGGGGCGCTATCTGGAAATAGCAGAGGCTAACCCCAGCCAGGAGCGGTTCCTTTACGGCTGGAGCCGGCGGGCGCTGTGGTAGCTACTGATCGTCCGGCTGGGGCGTCATTCCAAATCTTTCATCAAGGTAGGTTTTCAACTCTTCTGCCAACGCAATCCAGCGCTCAGGCATTTCTTCAATGGTACCTTGCTCGATGCGATCTCTTAAACCGCCAATGAATGCCTGCACGTCAGTAAAGTTTAGCCCCGCGAAGTCCGGGTAGCGAAAGCGCCACCAGCGAAGATCTAGCAGCTCCTGAACAATGTTTTCAGGAAAGCGGTAGCGGATGATCCTTGCAGGGACCCCGCCAACAATTGCATATGGTGGCACATCGCGAGTAACCACGGCGCCTGCTCCGATCACCGCTCCATGGCCGATCGTAATACCGCCTTTCAGAGTAACGTCTCCGCCGATCCAAACATCGTGGCCGATCTTTGGCGCGCCGCCGTGGGCGAGAAAGGGAACTAAGTCGTAGCTCTTTCCGAACATACGTTCACCATAAGCTATTCGGTTGGCTTTGTAGGTAAACGGGTGTGTAGAGATGCGATCCATTGGGTGCTCCTCGCCCGTAATTCTGCTGCCGGCGGCAACGCTGCAATAGCGGCCGACCTCAAAGCCGCGACTGAGCACATAGGAAAATGCGCCAGCCTTGTGGAAGTGCCCTTTTGCCATCGTGCAGTGGGGCTCGACACGAACCGCCTTTGGAATTCGGACAAGAGATCCGTGCTCGTAAACACCCGCGATACGCCAGGTATGCCCAAGATATACGTTGTTCTTGATGAAGAACTCTTCAGCAGCTTCTGACCAGACAAAATCAATGGTGCGCTTACCGACTTCGTACATGATAGCTCCGGGCTCTTGAACCAACCGTGTGTTAAGCGTCTACCAAGGTTGGCACGGCTGGCATATCTCTCGAATTCAACCTCCCCGCAGTGACGCCTTCCACGCAGCACTTGGTGTCGTTCGAGACGCGGAGAGCCTGCAGTACAAGGATGTTTCTCCAGAGCTGACGCTGAGCAATCGCTAAGCGGCCGTCCTGATCCTCCTCGCGAACAATCTGGGCAGCCTCTCCGTGGCGGCGCCGACGCTGGTAAACCTCGTGAACGCCCGCAACTGGCGGGCGGCGGCCGAGTAGTTCAAGGCCTACAGGAACTCGGCTGGCAAGCCCTCCCTTGGGCTTCGGCGGCGGCGGTGGGCGGAGGCTGCCTTCAGCCTTGAGCTGGATGCCCAGGTGGCGCGGAAGCGGGCGTGGGCGGAAATCACGACCGTAGACGGGTGACCGAAGCTGCCGGGGTAGGGCTATAATCCAGCCGCCTAGTCCGATCGGATCCAGAGATGGCGCGCAAACCGCTGGGCGGCAAAGGTCCGGTCCGCCGGATCGTTAGGACAATCCGCCACGACAGCTCGCCCATGGTGCGCGACCTCCTGGATTGCGGCCACGCGTTGACCCGCCTCGACGACAAGTGGAACCACACCATTCGCCCGTGCTGGAAGTGCGAGCGCGGCGACGCGCCCGAGGAGCTACCGCGGGCGCGGTAGCCGCGCGCCCTTGCATCGAGGCAAACCAGCAGGCGTCCGGAACAGGCACGGGAAGCGAGTGGCTGACCAGGGCCATTAAAGAAGCCGTCGGCGGGTGGGGGAGACCTCATCGGCCGGCCGACTTCTTGCGTTCACCGCCTCTCCCGCCGCCACTCCCAAGGCGGCGTGCGCTGGCTCTCCGGCAGCGCCCACACGCCGCGCCGCGCCTGCCGGGCCTCTTCCTCCAGCACCAGCAGCGCCGGGTCGCGGCTATACCGGCGATACACCCACGCCGCGCCGCGGCGGACCATCTCCGCATTCACATCGACCCGGCCGGCATGGACGCGGCCCACCGTCCGGCCGTAGCGATCGGTGTCCTGCACGTCGACGCGCACGTCGCGCCGGAAGGCGAGGTCGGACAGCACCTGCCGAGCGCGCGTGCCATAGGGCTGCCGGCTCTCTGGCGTGTCGATCTCAGCCAGGCGGATCTTCACCTCGCGGCGCTCCGGCGTCAGCAGGGTGAGAGTGTCGCCGTCGGTGATGCCAACCACCCGGCCGCGCAGCTCCTCGGCTAGCGCAGGGGAGGCGAGGGTGATGAGGAGAACCAGGGTGCGGATGAACATCGGAAGGGTGTAGCGCGACGCGGTGAAGATGGCGTTGCTACCGCTCACCGTTCGGCCGCCATCACATACGGCGCAGGCAGCCGCCCGTGATCCAGCCACGCATCCACCACGCGGCGGATCTCGGCGATGTTCCCAATCCCGCCCCACCGGCCGAACTTCCCGTGCGGGGACCCTTCCAGGCTGAAGGTCAGGTTCGTGCCCTGCTTGTTCGAGAGGATCACCGCGCCTCGGTAGTCGTAAGTCGGGCCGTCGGTGTCGGTGGCAGGCTTCACGGTGCGGAGGGGGTGGTCAGGCATGGGGGCGGTATAGGGGAGGGCGTGATGGCCTCGTAGCCCTGGCGGCAGGTGAGGCGAGCACGTAGCATTGCTTCAGCGAGGATCGGGGCTACCGATCCGGCTGAGCCGCCCGGAGGGTTGGGACAAATCCCGCTAACCCGCCGGGCGGCTTTTTTGCATCTCGTCCCGCGCCTGTGCTCCCAATCCCAGGTGGCCGGGTTATCCACAGAACAAAGCTGGTACACAACTGATAGGCGAGTTATGCTTCGCGAACCTAGTCCGATCGGATGATGGTGGGGCCGGTGGTGCTGGACGGGGGTTCAGCCTGCCGGCCTTTTTTCGTTTCCCGGCCCGGTTATCCACAGCGTTACCCACAGCCACTGTGCATGAAATCACAAAGGCGAGTGAGGCGCTTGCGCGCTCAACTTGGGGTTGTGTCACAGCAATGATGAACACATGCTGCGCCGCAGCGCCGGGTAGCGCGCTACTTCCGATCCCAGGCCCTCGTCCTGCCCCTCCAGGGCGGGGGTTCGGATCAGCCTTTGTCCACCGCCACCACCACGCGCGGCACCCGCACCGGCTCCCCCATATCCAGCGAACTGACCTCGACCGTGACGAGCAGCCCCGCATCGGCAGCTTGCTCTATCGCTTGGTTCAGGATGTCGGCTGCGGCTCGGACGGCAGCGACCAACTCCATGTCGCGGCGAACCTCGGGGGAAAGCTCCAT